AAAATTATATGCAAGTGCAAAACCACAAACCCAACCTATAAATGGTCGCCAACCTGCAACAAAAATTGTTCTGTGCTTGGCTTCTTGTTCGTTGATTTGTGCTTGTAGTTCAATTAATGTTTGCGGATCAATCTCTTTACCCTTTATAAGCTCTCTTATTTCTAATCCAAGACCGCCAATATTATCACTTGTTTTAAAGCCTAATAGTTTTTTTAATAGTTTAAGCATTGTAATCTATATCTAAATCAAAATGTGTGTATGTTGAATAACCTTTTCCAGGTTTTCTTTTAGCTTGGTAGCAAAGTTTTCTATTATTTCCCTTTACATAAGAAATATGAATCCAAGCAGGATTATTATCATCACCTAATTCCCATATAAGTTTATCAAAATCCATTTCATTTTTAATTATGTAAAATAATTCACAATTAGTAATGCCAGTAGCATCTAAATCTATTGCACAACCCTTAATGTGTTGTGATGTTGCAGCAGCACCTGAAATAGCATTATTTAATTGCTCTGATCTAAAAAAACTATTTACTATAATTGGTTCACCTACTTTTTCTCTTAAAGGTTCAAAAAACTCCTCTGCCAATATTTTCATATTCGCTAATTGTTCTTCGTTAGGTGTGTTTTTGATTTTTAATTTTTTAGCAGTTGCAGAACCAAATGCTTCTTTCCAAGATATATTTGTACTAAAGTTTTCTTTTTTAGATTTTGCCATAATTATTAATTTTGTTGAACTCTGTTTGCAATGTCAATAATTGCTCTGTAATAAGTTTTCTCATCATCATCATCATTACTATAAGCAACTCCATTAATGTTGCTTGTAAACACATTAAAATTGTTTGATGAAAGGTCAAAGTAATCTGTTGTAGATGTCTTAATTAATTCTAAAATTGATTCTACAATATCATTTACTTGTAATTCTCCACCATCATCAGAAAAGAAAGAAGTAACCACCTCGATTCTTGTAATACATTCTACTATAAAATCACTTTGATTTTGATTTGTTTGTGCAGAATCAGCAGAATACACAATTATATATGGTTCACTTTGAGTAGATGGAACACGATTATATACAGGTATATTTGCACCACCATAACTTACATTTCCATTTAAGAGCGTAAATATCTTTTGTCTTATAAATCGTATTGGTTCTTTCATCTTAAACTTCTTTTAATTGCATTGTTTAAATCTAACATTAACCTTTTTAATCCTGTGTTTATTTTACTAAAAAAGTAAGGTTGTGCTTTTTGAAATCTTGTACCAAATTCAAGAAACCCTGAATAAGGTGCTTTAGATTCTATTGACTTATCTTTTGCATTATAAACAACATTATTTCTTAAATTACCTGTATCAACAGGAATAGGTGGCAATTTTATATCTCTTGATATTAATAATCCATTTTTATCTATTATCATATCAACACCTTTTGCACCAAGAGCATCTAACTTGTCAAACATTTTATTGACTTTACGAAAATCAGATTTATTAACTCTTATTTCCATTATTCCCTTTTTGTTGCAGTTATTGTTGTATAATATTTATAATTGCTATTGAACATATTGTTTATTTGAAATTGACCACTCTCATTTTCAATTTCTAACAGATCTGTTGTATTTATAGCATCAGCAGTTTTTTTCCTAACAGTAAGTTCAATCACAAGGTTTCTATCTCTTTTACCATTCTTCGTTGCTACATCACCCCCTGTGTAGTTTACATTTGCCCAAATCGTTGTTTGAGTTGCAAGAGTAGATGAAAACCCACCAAACCCATCAGCAGTTTTAGATTGTCTTTTAATCAAAACTCTTGTATCTAATTTCCCTGCATTCATTATATAAACATCGTTTTATAACCACTTAATATTTCTTTCACATTTGTAGGAAGATCATTCACATTTTGACCAATTACAAAATCAGTTCTATTGTCGTAAAGTGTTGAAACAAGCTGAAGATTTGCTTCAATTAAAAAACTATCATTCATTCCTGCCGTTGTATAGCTAACAATAACTTCTTTTGATGGCAAACTATTAAGTTCAACAATCGTATCATCAAGACCATATTCTGTATAAGCAGTTGTTGCAGTTCCCTCAACTGTTATTGATTGAATTGAAGCTATGGGCGAAAATGGAAGAACAAACCTTTCATCAACACTCGCTAAATACAACTTTCTTGTTTTAGCAGCTATGTCTTTCGTAATGTAGTTTTCTATTATAATCCTGGCTTGTGTTATCATTTGACCTATTAGAGTATCATCAGCACTTGTATCAACTCTTAAATAAGATTTAGCAGTTGCCGTGTTGATTATCTCTGATCCTGTCGTAGCAGTTATCTTTATTTGTGTATGAAAACGATTTAAAGGATTGCTATAATATTTCATTACTTATTTTTTTTAATTTTTTTCTTGTATGCTTGTTTTAATTCCTTTGTTTCTTTTGTCTTTTTAGTTTCTCTTTCTATGATTCCTAAAAACACTAACATATCTTCTAACATAATTTATTATTTAAAACAAAAATACAAAAAAAATGCACCATAAAGTTTACAGTGCATTTGATTGAAAAAGAATAAAGAAAGAAAAAACTATTTGAAGTCAAAGTTATTAAAATATTTTGAATAATCATTTTTTAAACTTAATCTTACTGCTAGTCTTTTACCATCATTTTTAAAAATGAAAAAACCTTCAAATTTTTCTACCCATATTGCAAAATAATCTACATCTTTTTTTTCATAATTATGTTTCCACTGTATATGAATAGTTTTTCTATATTTTTGATAACCTTGAGTTGTTGATTTTATTTGGACACGATACATATTGTCTCCTGTATCAGCTATACAATCATAAAAAGAAGTATGAAGTAGGGGGTAGGAAACTTTTATATCTCGTTTAAGACATTCAATACCGAACTTATATTCAGCAATACAACCCTTTGAATTGCTATCCACGAAAATAAAGTTACAAAAAAAGTGGCTAACCGAAATTAACCACTTGACTAATAAAAACTAATTAATATGAAAAAAAAATTATTCTAACGTACTATAATAACAAACATTAGAACAATATTGTTTAGGAATATCAATATGGCTTTTAAACTCAATACCACAATTTAAACACTCCTTTGTTTCTATTTCTTCTCTTTGGTATCTTTCAATCTCTAGGTGATCCATCTTTTTTCTTTTTACTTTCAATTATTGTATCCTCTATTCCATAAGCATAACTTAAAACCTTAAAATAAGTGTCTTGTGTTATGTCATTTATATCCCAATGATTAGATATAATCTTCATTATTTTTGGTGCTATTTTTTTATTTACCGCCATTATCTTACTAACCAAAATAAAAAGTTAATTGCTAATGTTGCCCAAAATGTAAACATTCCTAATACCCAACAAAAATATTTTAATATTCTTTTTTGCAGTTCTTTATCTACTGGCATATTTATATCTTGTTGTGTTGCTTTATATATTACTTTCATTATACACTAAATATTTCAGAGATTGACCATAAGCAAAAGAATATACCAATGCCTAAAACCATAAAACTTACAAATGTTAAAAATTCTTTAAATTGTTCTTTATTCATTATTTCTAATTTTGTTCAAAGTAAAGCAATATATTTATTATATGCAAATATTTTTTACATTATTAATATTTTTTTATATATTAGATGTATGGAAAGAAAACAAGAAGTGTATATCAAGTATAGAGTTAAATATAAAAACGATAAATACCAGCCTGAATATATTGGAGGTCGTGAAGACTTACAATACTTCAGACACAAGAATTTTCCTGCTTTAATTGATAACTTCAAAAGAAATATAATATGGGATACTGCTGATGCAGTTGAATCTATTAAATGTTTTTTTGAAGGTGTTGATAATGATTTTAAAAGGAATCACCCTGTCATTAAATCAGCAATTAAGCATAAAGGAAGAATCTATTATGGTGGTAGTTATTTAAATAAACTCTATAAATGGTACTTTAATAAATAAAAAAAGGGGGTATAGAACCCCCCTTTAATTATATAAACTCTAATTAATTATAGAGCTGCAACTACTGTAGCGAATGAACCTCTACATAGTGCATTTGGTAAATAAGTAGTCATTGCAAGTCTTTCTTGAACTCTTACTGTTACAAAATTCTTTTGTACGTTGTCAGTATCTTGCTCAAAAAATTCAACACTTACATTTTCTCTCTGCCAAATTTGAGCAGCTTGTGAAAAATTACCTACGATAAATTCTCCTTCTGCCATTGCAGTTGAGATTCTAAATGGTACTCCCATAAATGTTGGTTGTAATCCTTGATAAACTTGATCTTTTAAGTATCTACTATCACCATCTTTAAGTGCAAGAATCTTGTGAAAGTCTGTTGGGTGCATTAAAATCCCATCTGAAGTATAATTAGCTTTTGCAACTTGGTTAAGTGCAGTAATTAATACATCAATGTTTTGTGGGTTTGCAATAACACCATCAGCGAATCCTGAAGCAGCATTAGACCAAACAGTAGCAGAATTTCTCAATCCTTCTAAATTTGGTGCAGTACCGTTTCCACCTAATAACTGGTCATCTTCAACTGCCATTAACTTGCTTGGCACTCTTGCCGAGATGTAAGATGTTAATTGCTCTGTATCATCAAGCATTTGCTTTGATAATCTTAAGTAAGTACCAATTAATTCTACATTAGCAGTAGAAGCAGTTAAGTTAAAGTCAGTTTGTCCAAGTGCAGTACCTTCTGCTTTAGCAGCAGCACCTTGTGTATAAGCAGATTCTTTAATATATCTTATTGTGTCAGAGTTTGTAGTTCCAACAGGTACGATTGATCTTACGTGAACCTCATTTGAAGGATCATACTTTATACCAGGTACTCTTGTTGCTGCGATAACTTCACCAGTATAATCTGCACCAGTTGTCATATCAGCTTTCACTTCGAATGAAGCTGCTCTTGATTGTCCTTTTTTAAGACCTTCAATTGCACCACCTTCGATAGCTTCTTTTAAAGCACCTTTAAAGTTTACTGGCTTACTTTCGATAGCATTTTTTTTAGCTGCCATTTCGATAGTATCCATTCTTTTTTGCATTTCATCATTCTTTGCAAGATATTCGTTAGATAAGTT